CTAAGAGTCCGAGGCCTGAAACCAAAGCATGGTTGTCCCGTCCTGCCACAGGATGTCCCACACCTCGCCCCGGCCCTCGATCTCCACGGTGTCAACGATGTCACCGTATTCGTCCTGCCCCCGCACCGCGTGCAGCCTGCACCCTCCAGGCCCATGCGCCAACACTGAACGAATCTGATCAGCCATCGATATTGCTCCCCTCATTGAACTTTCAACGTAACTGGACGGGCAGACAAAAAAAGACCCCGGCTGGAAATATTTCCAACCGGGGCCGTAACCTCTGCTACCTGCATTATGCGTCCACTTCCGTAACACATACAAACTGGGTCACGACTCTCGTGGATCGCCTTGCTCAGGATTAAGATTCCCCTCGGTCTCCTCAACCCACGCCCGCATCGCAGCTTCCGTCATCCATGTATGCGTGTAGAACTCGTCGTTGCTCATTCTGCGATATGCGTAAAGCGTCGGAATGGGCGGTTCACCTGGGGCGGTGGCGGCTAGCACTCGATCCAGGTAAAGATGCGTATTACCGCAGGACTTTCCCTGGCAGCACCACCTCTCAAGATCGCGTGGTAGTGGCTGTGTCTCATTCATTCGCTTACCGCCTTTCTGCGGGCTCGGAAGTCCGCCATGGATACAACGGCGCCGTTGTCCGGTTCTGGCTCGGCTGGGGCAGTCCACAGGGCCGTGCCCATCTTCTTTCCGGCGTCTACGCGCATGACGTCGAGGACGTGCTGGTAGCGCTTGAGCATGGATGCTACGGACCATCCCATGATGTCCATGACAACGCGGCCGTCCACGCCCATCAGGAGGAGCAGGGTGGCGGCGGTGTGCCTGGCGTCGTGCACACGGACAGCTGGCACGCCGGAGGCCTTGAGGAACTCCTGCCAAGACTGCCAGTCCTTGGATGCCTGAATGGCGTTGCCGTCGCGCTGGCAGAACACAAGGTCCAGCTTCTCGCCGCCAGCGGCCGTGAAGCCACGCCAGCGGGTGCCCTCTTCGGTACGGGCGCGGAGCTGCTCGGCACGGTGCTGCAGCAAGGCTGGCACGAGCTGCTCTGGCAGCGGCACGGTGCGCTTGCCGGCGTCCGACTTGGGTGCGCCGACGAACCGGCCACCGGAGTGGCGGTCCTTGCAGTGATCGGCGCGACGTCCGCAAGGCTTCTTGGCCTTGGGGTCTGCTTCCGATTCTGGGCAGCCGTGTTGCCAGGGCAGCGAGTAGAGCTCGCGGTGGACGAGGATCTGTCCGCCTTCGATGTCGATCTTGTCCCAGGCGAGGCCGAGCGCTTCGCCCTGGCGCAGGCCGAGGGCGAGGGCGATGAGCCAGCGGGCGCCGCCGGCGGTGTTCTCTGCCGCGACTCGCAGCTTGCGCGCGTCATCGGGGGAGAGGATCTCCGGATCGAAGGAGGCTTGCTGTGGTGCGTCCATGCGCTGGGCCGGGTTGGTGGCCACGCGTCCGCGGCGTACAGCCACGGTGAGCGCGCGGGAAAGTATGCGGTGCAGCTGCGCGACAGTGGACTCCGAGCGGCCGGCATCGCGCATCGGCTTGTAGAGCTGCTCGAGGTGTTCAGGCGTCAGCTTGTCCAGGCGCGTCTTGGCGACCTTGGACGTATCAACCCACGTGCGCACGTAGGAGCGGTAACCAACGAGGGTTCGCGGGCGCACTTTAGTAGGGGCGATGTTCTCCAGCCAGTGGTGCATCCACTCCGCGAGGGTTGGTGGACGGCCGTTGGTGAGGATCCCGTTGTCACGGTCCGAGATTATGGCGCGGAGGTTCTTGGAGCATTCAGATTTGGTGGTGCCGTAGGCGACCTTGCGTTCGCGTTTGCCGTTGGCATCGGTCCCGATGGTGAGCTCAGCCCTCCATCGCCCGTCCGCCTGGAGCCGTGGTTCAGTTCCTTCGCCTTTCGGCCGGCGGGCTTTCTTCTCCATGGGTTAGTCCTGGCCCTCGGCGTTGGTGTTGGTTTCTTCGCTCAGGCGGTCGGTGGCGGCCAGGAAGATTGCGCGGTAGTCCTCTTTCAGGGCATCGCAGATTCTCTGGATGTCACTGATGGTGAACGCTGCTTCATCACGTAAGCGGGTGGCGATGTAGTTCTGCGACATTCCGGTCAGCTTTGAGAGCTGGTTCCCGCTAACACGAGCGCGGCCCATAGCTGCGCGAACCTCGGCGGCGACAGCAACAGCGAGCGGACCGGATTTCTCTTCTTTTCCTAGCGGCATATTCATAGACACTAACCCATCTCCCACTCAAATAACTCCCTAGACGCCCGTTTTAACCTATACGGCGTCGTTAACTAGCTCAGCATACACACATAAACGTATATACGCACGATTAAGCGTAAACACGCTCACTTAACCCTGTGAGTTGTCATCTGTACTTATATGGGTTAGGTTTCCAGCATGGTTCATACCTGTTTACCCCCCTCGCAGTACTCATACGAAGGAAGCGCACTACTTGGAAACCACGGAACCAGTACTCAATAAGCCACCCGCAACCGCCGCCGAGAAAGCGGCAACCGAAATCCGGGGACTCATGGGTGCGAAGAAACTCAGCATCCCTGACCTCGCCCGACAGCTGAACGTCTCCCGTGACACAGCCGTCCGGCGTCTCAACGGAGATGGCTACATGACCATCAACGAGCTCGAAGAGATTGCCAAGTGGCTGGAGGTGCCGGTCATCCGGATCATCGCCCCAGCACCTGGCACCGGCTACGGCGAATAAAAAAGTCCCCCGCCTAGCAGCAACTAGGCGAGGGACTCTGTTGAAAACCAACCTCATCAAGGAGCATACCTTGTCTACCTCCACAGAAACACTCCAGTCCTCAGCGCTCCCGCTGCACACCGTGGCCGACGCGGCCAAGCAGCTCGGAGTTTCGCTCAACTTCCTGTACGAGCGGATCCGCGGCAACGAGATCCCCACCGTAAACCTGGGCACCGACACCCAAAAGAAGTTGCGCATCCGCGACGACAGCCTCCGCGCCTGGGTCGAGGCCCGCACCACCGGGATAGCCGCATGAGCGCCACCGCGCAGGCCGAAGCTGCAACCACGCAGGGACGCAGGGCTGACACCAGCCGCGTCTCCTACATGGAGCACTGGGCCGAGCGCTACCACCGCTCACAGGAAGCCGTCGAAAGGGCAAGGCTCCGCAAAGGCAAAGCCAAGTACCGCGCCCACCGTGAACCGCTCGCAGGCAAGCCGGCCAAACCATGAACAGCATCGACGCCTTCTGGGAAGTCCCAGGCTTCTGGGCCATGGCAGGCGTCCTGCTCCTCTTCGCCGCAATTGCCGCGCTCCTCATCGTGTCCGGGCCAACCGAAGCCCCATTCGATGACAACGACGACCAGCTCTAACACCAGACAAGGAACACCATGACCACCGAAGTATCCACCACCACCGTTGAAGGCGTCCCTGCCGGGACCGTTGAAGAGCAGATCACCTGGCTCGCTTCGCTCATCGCACAGCACGAGGCCGACGTCGCCGCACTGGCAGCCGAAGCAAAGAAGCACGTCGCAGAGATCGACAGCCTCAAAGCAAAGGTCCGGCAGATCCTCCCCATCGGGAAGCACAAGTTCGGCAACGTCACCGTGAGCATCACCAACCCCAGCCGGTCCTTTGACTCCTCCGCCTTCATGGCGTCCTACCCGGTGGAGATGAACCCGGCACTCTATAAGGCAGTCATCGACACCGCTTCCGTTCCGCCGAAGCTCAAGGACCAGTTCATGGTCGAGGGCACCGGTGACCCGAAGGTATCCATCAAGTGACCCTGGTCAACTCGGAGGGGGTGCGGCACAAGCACTCCTATTACCTCGACGCAGACCACGAGTTCGGGGCCCGCGCCAAGAGCATCGCCGACCAAGCCTTCGACATCATGATCGAGGAAATGGTCAACCAGCCCCGCTCGCTGCAGAAGCGCATCGGCCCGTCCGAGATGGGCATCGACTGCAACCGGGCAGTACTGCACAAGCTGGCCCGCACACCGGAACCGCCCCGCGGGCCCGCTTGGAAACCACAGGTTGGCACCGCCCTCCACGACCAGCAAGAACGCTGGTTCACCAAGGCAGCCGCCAAAGGAGCTTCCGAGGAAAACCGGTGGCTGTGTGAACAATCCGTTGTTGTTGGCCAGATCAGCGGCGAGGACCACAAAGGATCCACGGACCTCTTTGACGCCTGGGGCCACGCCGTTGGCGACTGGAAGTTCGTAGGCCCAAGCCGACTCAAGGGCTACAAGTCCAAAGGCCCAAGCAACCAGTACAAGAAGCAAGCCCACCTCTACGGGCGCGGCTGGGAGCTGGAGGGCTGGCAAGTGGACCTGGTGATGATCTTCTTCATTCCCCGGGACGGCGAGCTCTCCGATTCCTACGTCTGGTCCGAGCCGTACAGCCAGCAAGTCGCACTCGACACCCTGGCACGCATGAACCAGCTCGACGGCCTACAGAAAGCCATCGGCCTGGAGCAAGCACTGAGCCTCTACCCCCTCTGTGACGACAGGTTCTGCAACTGGTGCGCACCGCAGAACAGAGTCACTCAGCTCCAGCAAACCAACCCATTCGCACGTCGCTAACCAAGTAACAGGAGAACAAACCACATGAACGGCAACGGACTCGACGCTTTCAAGAAGCGCGGCAACAGCAAGTTCGTCAAATTCGGTCAGCCCGGCGACACGGTAGCCGGCACCATCACCGAAATCAGCGACCAAAAGCAGGCCACCAAGTTCAATCCCAACCCGCAGGCCAAGCGGGAATTGGACTTTTGGCCGTCTGGTGATCCGGTCATGGAAGTGTGGATCACGCTCCAGACCCAGGAACGGGATCAGCAGGACCCCGAGGACACTGGACTTCGCACCACCGTAGTTACCGTAAACCAGAAGGCCGGCGGGCAGCTCGCGGCCATCATGGATGCCTGCGAAGCGGTGAAGGCTCCGACCCCGCTCCCTGGCGGGTTCCTCGCCGTGACCTTCACTGGGTTCGACCCTCAGTCGCAGAATCCGCAGAACCCTCGCAAGCTGTACGCGGCCCAGTACCAGGTGCCGGCCCCGGGTGGTGGCGCTTTCCAGCAGCCGCAGGCCCAGCCTGCACAGCAGCAGGCTCCGGCCCAGCAGTACAACGAGTTCAACCCGCCGCCGCAGGCTGCTCCTCAGCAGCAGGCGCCGGTTCAGCAGTTCCAGCAGCAGCCGCCCGTGCAGCAGCAAGCACCGGCATGGACTCAGCCGCAGGTTGCGGCACCGCAGCAGCAGTACCAGCCGCCGGTGCAGGTCAACACCAACACCGGAGAGATCGCCGCCCCTCAGCAGCAGGCACCGGTTCAGCAGTTCCAGCAGCAGCCGCCAGTGCAGCAGCAAGCACCCGCCCAGCAAGGCGGGGGAGTGGACGCAGTCCAGATCCAGGGGCTCATCGCCCAGGGCATGGATGACAACACGATCAACCAGGCAACCGGCGCACCGCACGCAGCCATCGCGGCTATCCGCGCCATCAGCTAGCACCACCCAACCCGCGGTGCCCGGTCAAGCAGCCGGCCGGGCACCGCAACCAACCTCAACCAGCAAGGAAGTCATGACAAACGAAGTAGAGGCAGACACCATCGGCGACTGGGCAGGCCACACTCCCGAAGGGAAAGAGGATGCTCCGGAGGAAACGTACACCTTCACCATGCAGCAGCGGGGGAGCAGCACGGTCACCAGCCGCGTCCTTGGGCTCCAGCCCTACATCCTCATCATTCCCCAGGTCGACGATGACACCGACGACGTATTTGTGCACATCGAGGCCGGTGGCGGCGCTGAGCTTGAGGACATCGATGGAGTGTTCACCTCCCTCGGCGCTCTCCTCGGTCAGCCAGCAGCCGTGCAGCAGATCCACGATGTCACTGCCGCCGCGAAAGCCGAAGCCGGGCTTGGGTGAGCGGCCCACACAAGAACTTCCCACTCACACAACGGGAGTTCCACGAGCAGGCGTCAGCAATCGCCTTCCAGCCACACCACTGGCCGGACCTCCCACCTCGCACAGAGCAAGCACCAGCAGCAGCACCTAACCCATTCGTCCGAAACCCCGAACTCGTAAAGGAAGAACCGTGAGCACTGAACCGCACGCGAAACCCTTCGCAGACTTCCTCGCCCAGCAAGGCCGAGCCCATGAGGAACTCACCGAAGGCCTTCACCAGGTCATCGCCGCCGTCGAGGAAACCGGCAAGCCTGGCTCCGTCACCCTCACCATCAAGATCGACCCCGACAAGAAAGCCTCCGGCGTATTCCGCATCAGCGACGCCGTCACCGTCAAGGTGCCAGCCCACGACCGCGGCGCCCGCATCTACTTCAAGGACGACTCCGGCAACCTGTCCCGGTCCAACCCCAACCAGCCCGAACTCGAAGGACTCCGCGACGTCTCCGCGCCCGCAGAAGTCCGCAAGCTCAAGGAAGTGAACTAACCCATGACCGAAGCACGCACCGAAGCCGCCACCGTCGCCGAATACGCGCAACAGGCTCACGACCCCGCACTGCTTTCAGCCGGGGAAATTTACCTGGCACAGCCTCGTTACCTGGCCAACGCGCCTGGGGCTGTGCCAGAACCAGGGCCTGATAGGCAACCCACCACCCGAAGCTCCAATTCCCCCATTTCAGGCGGCAACGGACGGGACCCGGTTCGAATCCGGGCAGGCCCACCACAACGACAACCAACCTCACCTAACCGAAAGGAGCCACAGCAATGGCTCAGGACACCACACCCCACGAAGGCATGACATGCACCTTCGGCAGCGGCAAGACCGTCTGGGAAATCGTCAAGGTCAACCGCAACCAGGACGGCACCATCCGCGACCTGCACCTCTCCAAGTACTTGGGCGACGGCTACACCAACCGCTGGGCCCAGGTCACTGAAATCCGCAACCTTCACCCGCAAGTACTTCGGGTCTCGCTGGCCACCATCCTTGACCTGCGTGACAAGGGAGAGAAGGCAGCAAAGGCTCTGGCTGAGGCGGTCCGCGCCAAAGCGAAGCCCGAGAAGCTTGACGAGCTACTGTCCGCCACAACGAAGGCCACGCTGGAGTACGCCAACTTCTACGAGCTGCACCTCTTCGACGTGAAGCAGGAGCTGGAAGCATGAGCCGCCGCGTCCCAGAAGTCGAAACGACCGTCACTCACGATTGCGGCTTCAGCAAGACAGCCCGTACACCCGGCATCGCTGAGCACTCCCTCCGTAAGCACTCCTGCGAACGGCAGATCGAGCTCAAGGACAGGGCCGCCAGGGTAGAGGCACGCCGCACTCGCGAAGGCGTCAAGCGTGACTGCCAGTGCAAGATCGCCAACCACGTCCACGGCACCCGCCTCGCCTACGTTGTCGACAAGTGCCGCTGCCGCGCCTGCACTGACGCAGCGACCCTGGCCGAGAACAACAGGAACAAGCAAATCGCGTTCGGCAGGTACGACACCGGACGGGTTGACGCCACCGAAGTCCGCGCGCACATCCTCGCCCTCATGGAAGCCGGCGTCTCCATGAAACGACTCGCAGCGGTAGCTGGGATGTCCCACTCCGCAGTGTCCGCCGTCGTCTACGGACGCACCGAACGAGGCCACACCGCTTACCGCCGTGTCCACAAGAACACCGCAGCGAAGATCCTCGCCATCAAACCGACGTTGGAAAACATGGCACCCAATCGGTACATCGACTCCACTGGTGCCATCCGCCGGCTGCAGGCCCTCGTGGCCATCGGCTGGTCACAGCAGCGCCTGGCTCAGAAGCTGGGGATGAACCGGTCTAACTTCGGCGCCATGATGAACGCCGACCAGTGCACAGTCCGTCGCGTCATCAGCATCCATGAACTCTATGAGCGCCTTTGGAACCAGCCACAGACCGGCACGGACTGGCACAGCAAGACCTCAGCCACCAGGGCCCGCAACCACGCCAAGGCCCGCGGCTGGGCATCGCCCCTGGCTTGGGATGACGACACGATCGACAATCCGGACGCGCAGCCAGAGCGTGGCACCAAGCTCAAGCTCCGCGACACCATCGCCGAGGACGTCGAGTTTATGCACAAGACCGGCGCCGGCATCGACGAGATCTCCCAACGCCTCGGCAACCCCTGGCAATCCATCGAACGCCAGCTCCACCGCATGGGACGCGGTGACCTCGTCACCCTCGTCAAAACTGACAACCGCGAAAACGGCCGGAAGGCCACCAAAGGAAGCCGGGCAGCATGAGGAACAAGCAGATCAGTACCGGGAACATCAGGATGTTCCTCACCGGGTGCAAGTGCGGCCGCGCGTTCGAATCAGACCGGCCCCTTGAGCAGGTCCCGGACCACATCCACAACCACCGGCTCATCAGCGGCAATAACCTCCACACGTGCACCGGCTGCTCCTGGGAGGTAGAGACATTCACGCCGCCACAGGACCCGGTCACCGTCGCCGCAGTAGATGCTGCCTTCGCCAAGCACCTGCTTACCACCGCCATCAATGAGTTGGAATGACCACCGTGGAGCGGCTCGCGGAACTCGCGGTCAACTGCCCACACCTCGCACGCAAACTGTCACTGCTTCCACCGGAGCAGCTGGCCCAGATACTCACCGATAAGGAAGCCGCCAGTTGAGCACCCTCCACGCAGCCCAAGCACTCGCCGCAGCGGGACTGTCAGTCGTCCCGGTCATGACCGACGGCACCAAACGCCCCGCCGGCAACTGGAAGGAATACCAGACACTCCGCGCCTCAAACCAGAAACTCGCCGAATGGTTCAGCCAGGGTGACTACGGCGTCGGGATCATCACCGGAACCATCAGCGGCAACGTCGAAATGGCCGAAGTCGAAGGACGCGGCGCCGACCGACTCCCCGAAATCGCCCAACTCGCCACAGACTCCGGCATGGGCGAACTCTGGGCCAAGCTCTGCAACGGCTGGCTCGAACAATCACCCTCCGGAGGCTGGCACTGGTTCTACAAGATCGACTACCCCGAGAACTTCAAGTTCCCAGGCAACACCAAACTCGCCAAAGCAGCCAACAAGGAAACCCTCGCCGAGACCCGCTCCCAGGGCGGATTCGTCGTCGTCGCACCCTCCGCCGGAACAGTCCACCCCACAGGTAAGCCGTGGGTGCGCGTAGCCGGCGGACCGGAGACCATCCCGACCATCAGCCCGGACGAGCGCGAAGCGTTCCACTCCATCCTCGGCACCCTCAACGAATACACCCCCGCCGCAACCCAGCAAACCTTCACTGTGACGCCGGCGGACCGGGATCCACTGGAAGGCACCACCCCGGGGGACGACTACGAGAACAAGACCACCTGGGCGGACATCCTCGGCCCCGCAGGCTGGACGAAGCTCTTCACCTCCGGACGCACCACTTACTGGCGCAGGCCCGGGAAGAACCTCGGCATCTCCGCGACCACAGGCAACGCCGAGGACCGCGACCGCCTGTTCGTATTCACCAGTTCGACAGAGTTCGAGCAGGAAACCCCGTACACGAAGTTCGGTGCCTACGCCCTCCTGCACCACCGCGGCGACCACGCAGCAGCAGCCTCCGCGCTCCGCAAAGCCGGGCACGGCTCCGAACCACAGAGGCCCGTCCGCGTGCCACTGCCCGGGAAACTCGTCACAACACCACCCGTAACCGTTTCATCGACCCCGAATATGCACCAACCCTCCGAAATTATGCAGACGGCGGGGACATCCGCGCTGGCCACCGTGCACCAGCTCGACGACCACCGCGACGCCACCGTGACCCTTGCAAGGTCCGACGACGGCAACGCCCAGGCACTCATCGACGAATACGGTGACCGGCTCCGGTACTGCTCCGACCGTGGCCGGTGGCTCGCATGGTCAGGGAACGTGTGGCAGTGGCAGCAAGGCACCGGTGGGGCAGCCCGTGAGTATGCCAAAGCTATTGCAAGGGCCTTGCCAGAAGCCGGCACCGAAGCGCAGAACCACAAACGCCGGGCCCTCTCAGCCAAGGGCACCACTGACATGCTCACCCAAGCCCAAACAGACCCGCGCATCACCGTCACCATCGACATGCTCGACGCCCACCCCTGGGAATTGAACACCCCTGGCGGGATCATCGACCTCCGCACCGGGCAGCTTTCCCCTCCGGATCCGGCGAAACTCCACACCCGCATCACCACCTGCGCGCCGGACTTCACCGCCGACTCCACCATGTGGGACACGTTCCTCGCTCAAACCTTCCCCGAAGGTGAGGAGCTCATCGGCTACATGCAACGCCTCATCGGCTACTCAGCCGTCGGCGAGGTCCGCGAACACCTCCTCCCGTTCGGTTACGGCGGCGGCGGTAATGGCAAGGGTGTGCTTCTTGAAACCATCCGCGCCGTCCTGGGCGACTACGCGACGACGTCGCCCAACGGCTTCCTCATGGCCACCAACTACTCAGCCCACACCACCGAGATAGCCCGCCTCGCCGGGGTCCGTTTCGTCATCTGCTCCGAGGTCAACGAAACCGACCGATTCGACGAAGCCAAGGTCAAGCTCTTGGCCGGCGGTGACACCCTCACCGCCCGGTTCATGCGCCAGGACGACTTCACGTTCACCCCCACCCACCAGCTATGGCTCCTCGGCAACCACCAACCCGCCGTCGAATCCGGCGGACACTCATTCTGGAGACGCCTACGCCTCATCCCCTTCACCCACACCGTCCCCGACGACAAACGAATCGACGACCTCCAAGGCATCCTCGCCAGATCCCACGGCCCAGCCGTCATGGCATGGATAGCCCGAGGAGCCGCAGCCTACGCCGCCACCGGCCTACAAGAACCAGCAGGCGTCAAAGCAGCCACAGCCGACTACGCACACTCCGTGGACACCGTCGGCAGGTTCCTCGAGGAAGAATGCACCCTCCACCCAGGAGACGCCGCGGCACACCTCGCCACCGACGTCTCAGCCATCAGGGCAGCCTACGAGCGGTGGTGCCTCGACAACGGCGAAACACCCCTCAGAGGGCGCGCGTTCCAGTCCCAGATAGCCCGGCACGGCGTCCTCACCGGCCCCAACGCGCCCCGAGGAACCGGAGGCACCCGACGCTATGGCGGGGTCACTCTGCTCTCGGCAAAGACCGAACAGGACGACCACGACGGCGACCGAGGAGGCTGGTAGTGGCCTCGACACACGGCGCCGTATCCCAGCACGCCCAGGCACCCGCATGCCCTCATCAGGCACTTATCCACAGGCAGGGCCCCGTCCGAGTGACAGCAAATTCCCCGCATGAAATCAGGGGAGTGACACGAGTGACGCGAGATTCGTCGGATAGCCTACGTGCGCGCACGTGTAGGACAAGCAACGAAAGTTATGTCACTAAAGTCCTAAGCAACCTTACTAGTGACACAGTGACACGAAATCTGACTTATCAGTTTCACTGCGGGCGCACGCACCCACGGTCGGACTCAACAAAAGTCATGTCCCTAGCGTCACTCGGTTAGAGCGAACCCGAAAATGAACCAACCAGCTCTGTTCTCCACGCCGAAGCGCACCACACGCACGCCAGGCAAAGACGACTGGCTCAAGACCCTCCTCGAAAACAAGACCGGCGGTTTCCGAGCCGCCAGGTGGGAACGCTGCACCACCTGCAACGAACTCACACTCCACGGCATGGACGCGGACATGTGCGCAGGAATGGTCACCGCAGACCCCACACCGCTTTCCCCGCAACAAGAACTCGCCTGCATGATCATCGGCCGGCCAACCTTCACCCTCAAACCCCGAGGACAGGCCTACGAGCTCAATGACAGGCGGGACGCCCACAAATACGGGCCACGCCCACCAGACCACAAAGGCCGCACAGTCATCCCAGCCCACCAATGCGGCGCAAGATTCCCAGGCTTCATCCAACGACCAACCACCAAGGAGACACCCGATGGACAACCAGACTTCTAACCAGTTGACACCCCGGTTCGGCATGGCCGAGCTGCTCCCGCAAGTTGACCTTCGGCCAGCACTTCAGCAGGTTGACGCCATGGTCAACGACCTCGAAGGCCAGCGGCTCGTCCAGGGAATCCTCGACCGTAAGCAGGAGCAAGAGGAAAGCTGGGAGGACAACCAGCCCTGCACCTGCACAACGGACTGCTCAGAGCATCCCGAAGAGAACCCCTGCTACCACTGCAAGGATCTCGACATCTATGCGCCTTGCCCGGTCATCGGCTTCGGATGCGGCGGCAACTGTGACTGCTGCACACCTGAGCAGCAGAAGGCGGCAGCCAAGTGACTCTCCTCGCCATCGACCCAGGCAACACCCACTCCGGCTACGCACTGATCGAACAAGGAACCTGCCAACCCATCAAGGTCGGCAAGATACCCAACGACGAAGTACTCGAACTCATCAAGCTCACCAGCTACGACCACCTCAGCATCGAGATGATCGCCTCCTACGGCATGGCCGTCGGCAAGGAAGTATTCGACACCTGCGTCTGGATCGGCCGCTTCATCCAGCACCACAACAATCGAGTCGCCGAGTACGCCAATTACGACCTCGTCTACCGCCGCGAAGTGAAGCTCCACCACTGCAACAGCACCAGCGCTAAAGACGCCAACATCATTCAAGCCCTCATCGACCGCTTCGCCTGCGGAGAACCCAACCGAGGCAAAGGCACCAAAGCAAACCCCGGATGGTTCTACGGATTCGCCGCCGACATCTGGCAGGCCTACGCCCTCGCCGTACTCACCAGCGACACCCTCGAAAGGAAAGCAGCATGAACCAGGTCCGGAAACTAATCATCACAATTGAGTGCCAGCCCAAAGAAGGCAAAGGCGAAAAGCTGGACGCCGCACTGTGGAAGGCCATCGAGAAGTACTCCACCGGCAAAGAGGCCCTGTCGCTCCACACGAAGTACATCTACCAGGAGGACAAGTGAGCAAGAGCCCCGTCCAGATCCGCATAGAGCTTGAGGTCAGTGCATTCGTGGCGGCTATGGAACAGGCCGCCCAGGCGTTGCTCAACTTCAACGTGACTGTCCGACGTCGCAAGCCACTGATCCATAACGGAAGGAAGGCCCGATGAGAACTGTCATCGATGACCTGAACTGGATCTACGACCGCTGGTCAGACCTCCGCGCCACCATCCACCGCGGCACGCCGAAGCCATGGCGCGAACCCACCCTCACCCTCGAGCAGCGCGGACGCCTGGACGAACTCGCCCGACTAGAGAAGCTGGAACGCGGCGCCTTCACCCTCGGCGAATCACCCGCACCCATCCACCTCGACGCACTCGACCGCGCCATCGACCTCACCGCTACCATGGTCCGTCTCGCCCGAGCAATGGCCACCCAACTCGGACACACCGCAGTCGTCATCCGCGCAGCGCGCCACCGCTACGATGACCCGCTCCTACTCATTCGATACGTGCGAGCACACTTCGCCGGGATCGGAACCGACCACGTGGAACTCGGAGAGCTGATCGAGGAGGAGGTGGCCAGACTGCGCGCCGGCCTGCTCCATCACTTCTCGGAGTTCGCCGTCGGCCAGCGCCTCAAAGCTGGCTGCCCGTGGTGCGACCAGCCCAGTCTCTACGTCCGACTCATCGGGCCGGAAGGCCATGGTCAGCCCATCATCCGCTGCGAGTCAGGCACCTGCAATCCGGAGAACGGAGACTGTGGAACCTGGCACCGCAACATGCCAGCATGGCCCTTCCACGAATGGGAGTGGTTGTCCCAGCGCATCGCCCACGCAGAGGACAAGCGAGACCAGGAGCACCGCGAAGCCCTTGGCATCTTCGGCCCAACTGTCGAGCAAGAGCATGGCAACGTCTATGTCGTTCAGCTCGGGCAGCAAATCAAGATCGGCTGGACTCAGAACCCAAGGATCAGGATGCGCCAGCTCAAGCCGGACGCGGTGCTGCTGTCCAAGAAGGGAACCAGGCAGGACGAGACCAGGTTGCATCACCTCTTCGCCGAACACCGCAAGCGTGGGCGCGAGTACTTCGAACCGCACCCTGACATCCTGCGCTTCGCAGAGAAGGCCCATGCCTACGACTCGGTGACCGCAATGCTCCCATAAACCGAGCGACACGCACATGAACCTGTTTAGGTACAAAAGGTTATCCACAGGTTAGCGCTCTGATATCCTTAGAAGCACGTCGAGCCATACCTTTTTCAGGTTGCTGGGGAAGTTGCCGAAGGTGCTGACGACAACTGAATAGCGCGCCACTCATTGCCCCCATACAAGAGCGGCGGCGGGACTGCGAGAACCCCACACCGCGAGAGCACGTGGGCTTGTTGGCTCCAGCAGGGTTCGAAGCCCTGCCAGTCCACGGGTGCCCTAGGCAAGGCCGAAACAACTGCCAGTCGGAACCGCCAACCACGGTCCCGGCGCTTGGATCCTTAGCTCAGGGGTAGAGCGTCGCCGCTTGGTGAAGGTCGCAGGTTCAAGTCCTGCAGGACTCACGGGGATACCAAGAGATCCCTCCATGAGATACAAAGCCTGCTCTTCCACAGGCACCGAGGCCCGACTGTTCCCCATAGCAGCCGGGCCTCACTCATTCCACTGAACAGACTGAGGTGTCACATGAAGATCGCCATCCACACCACAGACGGCGGACAGCTCGACATCAAGGACTTCGACCAAGGATCCTTCATGGAACTCCTCGACGAGTTCGGCAACGAGCGCACCACCCTCCTCAGCTTCGCCCTCGACACTGGCATGGCCTACGTCGTGAAGGCTGCTGTCGTCCGCATCGACACCTTCGACTGACATGCCACACGCACCACGCAAGCCATGCCCCACACCCGGATGCCCAGAGCTACTGCAACCAGGGCAGCGACGCTGCACCAAGCACGGGCAGCAGCACGAACAGCAGCGAGGCAGCAGGCAACAGCGAGGATACGACCGCAAGCACGACCAACTCCGCAGACAGTGGGCACCATCAGTTGCCACTGGTTCCATCAGGTGCTGGCGATGCGATGAGCTGATCCTCAAGGGCCAAGCATGGGACTTAGGGCACGACGACAACGACCGCACCAAGTACCGAGGACCCGAGCATGCCAACCAGTGCAACAGGCGCGCAGCGGGCCTCAAATCACATCGACAGCAACAACCAACACCGCCGCCCTTCTAGGGCGCTCAGGGGGTGGGGGGTGACCCCTCCGCCCCCTGCCTTGCCGGACCGCCGGGGAGGGTTTTTCCTACTGCCGCAGGTTAGAGCTTTTTGATCAGGGAGGTTTTTCATGCCTGGTCCGGCCCGTAAACCAGCCCTGCAAATCGTCCGTGAAGGTAACCCCTCGAAGCGCCCGATTCCGGAGCACATCGTTGTCCCGCCGGCTACGTTTGACGAGCCTGACTGGGCAGCCGAATTCCCGATTGGCCAGGTTGGCCGTAAGCCTTCCAAGCCGAAGCTCAACGATGCTGGAAGCTTTGAAGAGTTCCAGAAGCAGCTCGCCATGTACGAATGGGACTTGGACCGCTGGAGCCGCAAGGCCGTTGCCGCCGAAGCTTCCAAGTTCAGCCGCAAGCGGGCCGGTGAAGAGTGGGCACGCGTAGTCCCCATCCTCAAAGTGTCCGTTGGCCTCGGTAACCTTGACTTCGCCACCGTCGTGGATCTCTGCGTCTGCGTGGCACGCCTGGAATGGTGTGAGCGGCAGATCAGCCGGGAAGGCCTGATTGTCGAGGGCCAGCGCGGACCGTGCCGGAACCCTTTGACGACGGTGGCCACCGCTTACCGCACTCAGTTCAAGACCTACATCCGTGAGCTCGGCTTGTCTCCTTCTGCCCGGACGGGTGTCCCGTCTCGGAAGGACGACGATGACGACGACGATCCGTTCGACTAAGGAACTGCTCGACCAGCTCCCGGTGCCTTACGAGGCCCTGGTTGAGCTGGGCATGACTCATGAGCAAATCATGGACGGCGCCGAACGGGCTCCGCTGATCATCGGCTTCCAAGCTGACCAGCACCCGGATGCATGGTTCGACGTCGAGCGGGCACGCAAAGCGCTACGCGCGATTGGCGCTTTCAAGCACACCAAGGGCCGGTGGGCCGGGCTGCCCATGAAACTGGGCGAGGGCCTGGACCCGTGGCAGGTTGTTTGGATCATGGCCCCGGTTTTCGGCTGGGTCTACTACGACGCGGAAATCGACATCGTCGTCCGTGTCATCCGGACCGTGTGGATCGAGATCCCGCGTAAGAACGGCAAGTCCACCCTCACATCGGCAATCTCAGGCGTCATGCTCCTCGCTGACGGCGAAGCTGGTGCCGAGGTTTACAACGCAGCCGGCTCCGCGCTGCAGGCCGGCCGAGTGTTCGAAGATGCCAAGCGCATGCTGCAAACCTCGCGGGCAGCGGCCAAGCGCATCGAACCTCTCAAGGATGTTGTCCGCGTCCCCAAGACTGGCAGCATCCTCCGCGTCCTGTCCCGAGTCGCTGAAACTGCGCACGGCCTGAACGTCTCCGCGGCCACCATCGACGAGGTGCACACCCTCAAGCTGCGCCGTGCCCTGGTGGAAGCCATCGAAACCGGCGTCGGCGCGCGCGACCAGCCGCTCATCGTGTTCATCACTACCGCTGACGAAGCGGAAGAGGGCACGATCTACGACGAGAAGCACGTCTACACGCGCAACGTCGCCAACGGCATCGTCAAAGACCCTGCGCACTACGGCGTTATCTGGGCCGCAGCCGAAACTGACGATCCGTTCTCCGAAGCCACGCAGAAGAAAGCCAACCCGGGCTATGGCAAGTCGCCGACCAAGGCGTACTTGCAGCGTGAAGCACTGAAAGCGCAGTCCTCGCCGACGTATTTCCCGACGTACTGCCGGCTCTCGCTCAACTTGCGTATGCGGATGCAGACGAGATGGCTTGACCTGAAGAAGGTTGATGCGCTGACGGTTGACGTTGACCGTGCCTCGCTGCGTGGCCGGCGTGCTTGGGCAGGTTTGGACCTTTCCGCCGTTGCCGACTTCACCGCCTGGGCGGTGTGGGTAGAATCCCGAACCCCGGGCCGCGAACTGGACCTCCTCACCCATTACTGGGTGCCCGGGGAACGAGTCGAAGCCTTGGAGAAGCAGCTCATGGTGCCTCTCCAAGAGTGGATTGACCAAGGGTTCGTGACTGCCACCGAGGGGGACGTCATCGACTACAGCTCGGTGAAGGCAAAAGCGATCGGCGATTGCCACCACTTCGACATGCAGCGAGTCTCCTACGACCGCATGTTCGCTGGCCAGCTGGTGCAGGACCTCGACGAGGAACTCAACGGCGTGGACATCGCACCAGTGGCTCAGACCTTCATGGGTCTATCCCCTGCGTGCAAGGAAGTGGAACGCCTCATCGGCGCCAAGTCAGTCGCGATCCAGACGAATCCGGTGACCAGATGGATGGCTTCCGTGGTTGAGGTCAAGAACGACGGCCTCGACAACATCCGGCCAGTCAAACCGGACCGGCAAAAGAGCGTCACCCGAATCGACGGCATCCAAGCCGCAGTCACCGGGCTCGACGGCCGCATCCGCGTAGCCAAGAAGGAATCTGACCTCACCCGGGTCCGAGGAAAAGTTTCCAGCCAATGAGAGGGGCAAAGGGTGCCTAAGTTCGAACCGCTTTCCCCTGAATGGTGGGTTTACCGGCTCCACAAGAAGCTCGCACAGCGTGCCGCTGATATCGAGTTGTATGACCGCTACTACCGTGGTGATCATCCACTTCCGTGGCTTGCCCCGCAGGCGCAGGAGGAATTCCGGCGCATCCTGAAGATGACCAGGTCGAACTACATGGGCCTCGTGTGCGATTCCCAAGTGGAACGCATGCACTTCGAGGGAATCCGTGTTGGTGACACCATGGAAGCCGACGCGGAAATGTGGGCAATCTGGGAAGAGAACCACCTCGATTCCGACTTCGACCAAGGCATCTTGGAAGCCACCATCGCCGGGCAGGCCTACCTTCTGGTTGCCCCGAACCCTGACAATGCCAAGCGTCCGCTGATGTGGATCGAACACCCCTCGCAGGTCATTGTTGAGTACGCTCCAGGAACCGGCCGGAACAAGCGCATCGCGGGCCTCAAGGTATGGCAGGACGATTGGACCGGCAAGCTCAACTCCACGCTGCAGTACGACGGCTACATTTGGAAGTTCGAATCAGAGCGTCCGGTGAACAGCCAGTCTGAGACTGACAGGATCCGCTGGGTACCCCGGGTTGTTGGCAAGGAAACATGGCCGGCAAAGAATCCGCTCACTGAAGTGACGTTCGTGGAGCTGCCGAACAATCCTCGCCTCCTCACCGGCGGCGTTTCGGAGATTCACGACCTCATTGACATCCAGGACCGCACCAACAAGACCATCGCCGACCGGCTGATGACTCAGGACTACGGTGCCTTCCCGCAGAAGTGGGCTAAGGCATGGCCTGAAGAGGATGCGAACGGAAACCCTACCAAGCAGATTGATGTGGGCAGGGACCGTATGGTCACTACGGACGTCAAAGAGGCTGAGTTTGGTCAGTGGGACGCGGCGCCGCTGGATCCTTACTCCGCAGCCAAGCGGGAAGACGTGAAGGACATTGCTTCACGGTCTCGTACGCCTGCTCAGTACTTGCTGGGTGAGATGTCCAACGTGAATGGCGAAACGCTCAAAGCCTCTGAGTCTGGGCTGGTGTCCAAGATTCGCCAGCGCATCAAACCTCACGCTGAGGGCCTCAAGGATGCGTTCCGGCTGGCTCGTAAAGCAGCGGACCTGCCTCCGTTGCCCATGGAGCCCATCTGGAAGAACCCAGAGTTCCGCACCGAGGGTGAGCTTGTCGATTCCTTGACCAAGATGGCCACCCTGGGCGTCCCTGAGGAAGCACTCTGGGAGCGCTGGGGAGCAAGTCCGCAGGAACGTGACCGGTGGCGGAAGTGGAACGCCGAGCGCCGTGAGGACCCGGTACTTACCAGAATCAACCGCGATTTGGTTGGTGACGACGCGGAGGCATGATGATCCCCGAGGCGACGACGGCACACTACAAGCGAATACAGCGGCTGCAAACCGCTGCGCTTCTTGTGGGCCGTCGCGCTTGGGCGAACGTCGACCTAGCCAACCTCAGCGTTTCCTGGGATCGGAACTTGGCACTGATCATCCCGGCTATCGCGATGTATCAGGAAGAAGCCGCCGTCTCGGGCGCCGGCTACGCCGCAGCCACACTCGCAGCTCAAGGCCTCTACGAAGCACCTCAGTACTTCGTTGACCCGGGAGCGTTCGCAGGCGCGGCCAGCGACGGCAGGACCCTCGAAGGGCTCCTCTTCTCACCGGTCACGAAAGTGAAAGCACTGATCGGCAAGGGCATGCCCGAAGCCAAGGCCATGAAGTCAGGGCGGCTGAGCCTAGACACTATGCTCCGGACCCAGATAGCTGACGCTGGCAGGGGAGCAGCTGGCGTGGATATCGCGACCAGGCAAAACACTGGCTACATAAGAATGCTCAACCCGCCGTCCTGCCCTCGCTGCTCAATCCTCGCCGGCAAGTTCTACCGCTGGAATGCAGGATTCAACCGGCACCCTCGATGCGATTGTGTCCACGTAGCCTCCACACGTTCAGCCATCGAGGCCGGCGCAAGTGAGGGCCTCGTTCATGACCCTTACGAGTACTTCCACTCGATGAGCACGCGTGAGCAGGACAAGCTGTACACCGTCTCTGGTGCTCAGGCTATTCGCGACGGCGCTGACATCTATCAAGTGGTCAACTCCAGCCGCGGCATGAAACCGGGCGGACTGATCACAACGGAAGGCACCTCCCGCAGAGGAGCGTTTCGCGCGTCCAACAGTGGAAAGCGCCGCCTCACCCCGGAAGCGATCTACCAGCAGGCAGGCGGCGACCGCGCCAAGACGTTGAAGCTGCTCGAATCCAATGGCTACATACTCCCCGGCGGCCAGACCCCTGGCGGATCCATCACCGGGGAACGCGAAGGCTTCGGCGCGTTAGGCCGTGGTGGTACCCGCGTAGGCGCACGCCAGGCAGTCGAAAACGCGCGCGAAACCGGTGTCAGGAACCCAACCAGCCGGGCCACCATGACCGAGGCCGAACGGCGAGCGTTCGACGCCAGGCAGCGGTGGGATGAGGTCCGGTCCGGACGCAACCCTTACGGACGGGGCAAGCTCACGCCCGAACTGGCCGCCGCAGTCGAAAACGACTACCGCAACGCCATTGTGCTGGGCGATACCCAGTGGAAACTCACAGCGCGCCGCAGCATGGGCGCCAAATAGATTTCCCCGCTACACCGCGGGGGACGCTCACGGCCAGCGTATGGCCGGTCATGCCGACGGGCTTACGGAAAAGGAAAGCAGGAACGATGTCTGAAACCACGCCGGAAACACCGGAGGGACAGGCCCCACCCGCAAACGAGTGGAAGCCACCCGCCAGCCAGGAAGACCTGGACCGGATCATCACGGAGCGACTTACCCGGGAACGGTCAAAGTACTCCGACTACGAAGATCTCAAGGCAAAGGAAGCGGAGTACAACGAGTACCTCGAATCCCAAAAGACCGATGAGCAGCGCCGCCAGGAGGAAGCCGAGAAGGCCAACACCGAGCGGGAGCAGGAACGGAAAGAAGCCGCAGACGCGAAAGCCGAGCTGGCGAGGACCCGGGCCGCGCTCAAGTACAAGCTCACCGAGGAAGACCTGGAGCTGCTCCAGTTCGTCCCTGCCGAACAGGTTGAAGAGACGGCCGAGAAAATCTCGAAACGCCTCACTCGCGAAGTCACCCCCGACTTCGACGGCGGGCATCGGACGCCGCCACCTGCAACCCCATCTATGAACAACATCATCCGTCAGGCCACTGGCCGGGGATAACGCCCACAGCACCAGCCGGCACGGCTGGCCCGCTGTTCCAACATTCACGAAACCGTAGGAGGTCACCGTGCCGTACAACAACATCATTTCCAGGACTGATGCGTCCGCACTCATTCCCGAGGAAGTCTCGACCGAGGTCTTCGACCACCTCCACGAGAACTCCGCGGCCCTGACGCTGTTCAAGCAGCGTCGCATGTCCCGCGGGCAGCAGCGCCTGCCTGTGAAGTCCGCGCTCCCGACGGCGTACTTCGTCAACGGCGATACCGGACTCAAGCAGACCACCGAGGTCAACTGGGACAACAAGTACCTGAATGTCGAGGAAATTGCGGCTATCGTGCCGATCCCCGAAGCAGTTCTTGACGACGCCGACTTCGACGTCTGGGCCGAAATCAAGCCCGACCTGCAGGAAGCAATCGGCCGGGCTCTCGACGCAGCAGTGTTCTTCGGCACGAACAAGCCTGCCTCCTGGCCGGCCGCAATCGTCGCCGGTGCCACCGCTGCCGGGAACGTCGCCGTCCGCGGCACCTCGAACGCAGCTGCAGGCGGCATCGCCGGTGACCTCTCCACCCTTTACGGGCTGGTTGAGGACGACGGCTACGACGTCAACGGACTCATCGCATCCCGTTCGCTCAAGGGTCGGCTGCGTAACGCCCGCGCCACTGACGGCCAGACCCTCAACGGCTTCTCCCAGACTGACGTGTACGGCATCGCACCGTCGTACCCGCTGCGGGGACTGTGGCCAACCGGCGTATCGGCTGCTGAAGCCGTTGCTGGCGACTTCAGCCGAGGCATCATCGGTATCCGCCAGGATCTCACCTACAAGGTCCTCACGGAAGCCGTGATCCAGGACAACGCCGGCGCGATCATCTACAACCTTGCCCAGCAGGACATGGTTGCCCTCCGCGTCGTTTTCCGCGTCGCGTTCGCCACGGCAAACCCGATCAACTTCGACAAGCCGACGGAAGCCGAGCGCTACCCGTTCGCTGTCCTCACTGCACCGGGCGCCTAACAAACACCGCGGCCGGCCTCACAAGCTGGGGCCGCCGTACCCCATCTCATAACTCTTGAAGGAGGCCATCATGGCAACTGCTGAAAAGAAGGACGCAGGCGTCGCCAGCGTCCAGGAAAAGTTCGACAAGATCAATGAGCAGGGCTTCGTTGGGGAGGAAGTCGACAAGACCCCCAACGAGAACTACTCCGTAGCCGGTGTCACAGCTGGCAAGCCCACGCCTGAAACGACGAAGGGCAAGTAGTGGCTGACCCGGTGCTGGCCACGGTCGAACAGCTAGAAGCACGTCTTGGGCATGCCGTGGATGCCGACAGGGCTGAAGCATTGCTCGAGGACGCTTCAGCAATCGTCCGTGGCTACACCGGGCAGTACTTCACCAAAGTTGACGACGACGTTGCAACCCTCGCAGTCAATCGAGGGCAGGTCACACTCCCTCAACGCCCAGCGGAGAAACCCTCACTGATCAGCAGGGCAGACGGTTCCGGAACGTATCCAAGCGGGTCCTGGTACTGGGGAGGCATCGGCGTCATCGACTTTGGTAGCCCCTCCTGGCTGGCAAACGGGCCAACCAGATCGTGGACTCCCCAAGCCGTCACGGTGACCTACACGCACGGTTTTGAGGAGATCCCCGCAGACGTCGTAGCCGTGGTCTGCCAAATGGTTGGCCGCGTCATCGACGGCACGGACACACCCGGCCTCCGATCTGAATCCATCGACGACTACCAGTACCAGATGGGCGGCAACATCGTTTCCGGCGCTGTTGCCCTGGTGCCGTCCGAGAAGGAAACCCTAGACCGCTACCGCCGCAGGTCAGGTTCGGTGAGGATGCGATGAGCGTCACGTCAGCAACAAGGATGGGACGTCGGGCAGCTGAGAAGAACATGCTCGACACCTGCAAGGTGGACCGTCCCAACGCCAAGCCGGTGACTGACCCTGTGACCGGCAAAGTAACCCGAGGCTCTGCCGAAGTTTATGCGGGCAAGTGCCGGCTGCAGCAGACACTCGCCCAGGCCTCCACGAAAGAAGCCGGAGAACACCAGTTCACGGAGCAAGGTATCCAGTGGCAAACGCCAGTAGGGACCGGGCCTTTCCGAAAGGGTGACGTGGTCACGATGCTGACCTCCGAGATGGACGGCCAACTGGTGGGCAAGGTCTACCGGGTAGAGCAGCTCTTCAACAAATCCCAAGCAACGTCGCAGCGTTGCCGAGTCGTGGAGGTTCTCTGATGGCCGGCATGAACGTGGACACATCCGACCTCAAAGCGCTCGGCCAGGAGTTCCTCGAAGCTGCTGCGCAGATCATTCCCGAGGTCCGCAAGGTAGTCGAAAAGGGCTCCCTGAATATCAAGAAGGACATTCAGGAGAGCTTCCGTGGATCCAGCTTCGAAGGCGCTGTCCGGGACATCCGCTACAGGGTGAAGAGCAGTGGCGACACGATAGAGGGCAGCATCGCCCCTTACCTGGACCAAGAGGGTTTCGGCTCGCTTGTGGGTGTCGCTCTTTACGGAGGTTCCCGAGGTGGCGGCGGAACCGTAGTGGATCCGCTCCATGCACTGCAGGCCGAAGCGCCCCGGTTCGAAGAGGCCATCCTGAACGTCGCAGGGCTGGTACTCCGTGAGTAAAGCCCACTACGACGCTTTAGAAGCCGTCCTGCCCAGCAGCAACTTCACGGTATTCCGCGGAGTCGCAGAATGGGAATCAACCGAGCAAAACCCCGATGGGGAACTCAGCGCTGACGACTACCCCTACATCGTCCTTGGCGGCAACCTCGGCCGTGACTACACCGAAGCCGCGAACGGTGGCCCTGACACCCGGGAAATCCGCTTCAAGATCACCTACGCAGGACTGACTTTCGATTCCGTCCTGGTGGTCATGGAAGCAGTCCGCGCAGCCCTCAACGGCCGGAAACTCGTCGTGCCCGGCTGGTCAAGCGGCATCCTCCGCCAGGAACAGTTGCTCGACATCCGCGCCGACCGGGACGTAACCATTCCCGGGATCGGCCTGCATCCCCAATACGCGGTAGACGAGTTCACCCTCGTGTCCGCTCGCTAGGAAACCCACACCGGCCCTGCGGGGCCACCACCAAAGGAGGCCCATTGTGGCAATCCCATCCAAGGTGACGGACCCTGCCGCAGGCGCGACGGAGTCCACCACTGAAACCGCAACACCGGACGAAACGCCGGCCCGCAAGTACGACCCGCGCAAGTTGGTCTACGTCTACGACAAAGAGACCAAGGAGAAGCAGCCCAACCCCGTCCCTGAGACGTGGCTGGACGGACGCTTCCCCCGACTCGCTGAAGTTCCTTCCAAGAAAGCAGGTAAGTAGCCATGGTGCTCGGCCCCAAGATGCTCACTGACGCGAACCGACGACTCGCATGGGTCCCGACCATCGCGAACTACCACGAAGTGCTCCTGGCGGAGATCCTCGCGGGCAAGGACGTCTCCTGCCTGATCACCGCCGCTGACTTCGCCCTCGGTGCCACCGGTGACGACTCGATCAACGATCCGGCGTACTGCGCTTCTTCGAACTCGACGGCCCCCGGCCGGACGAACTACGAGGCAGCCATGAACTTCTTCCGGTTCAAGAACGCCCTCGATGACACCGCGTGGACCACGTTCACGGGCAAGAACATCGGCGGCTACCTCGTGGAGCGCATTGGCCAGATCGCCGACGGCGAGAAGGCGCACGAAGTTGATTGGGCAGTCGGTGACGAGATCCGCGTATTCCAGGTCCTCACCAACACCCCGCAGGTCCTTGCACCGTCCGGTGCAGGCTACGAGAAGTTCCGTCAGGTCTTCTCTGTGCAGGACCTTGTGGACGAGCGCGCGGTAATCGTCGCCGCCACACCGTAACAAGCTGCCGGCCGGAGGGTTTTCCAAGGTTCCCTCCGGCCGGCGTTCCACCCAAACCTTGACCCCACACACTTCGAAAAACCTTGGAGGTTTTCATGAGTACCCGATCCATAAATCTGGAGTCCCTGGAATTGCCTGACGAACGCGCAATGGCGTGGTTCCAAGCGAACGGCGTTGACCCTGGCGAAGTCCCGGTAAAGCAGGAAGTGCTGGTGACTGATACGGAACTGACATTCATTCAGTTCCGCCGAAATGTCGAGGGCAACAAGATTGTCAGCGACGACGGGTGGGAGAAATTCACCCGAACCATACCGCTCCTCTCCGCCCCCGAAAACCACGGACTTTAGGAAATCACCATGACTGATTCCATCAACCTCGACGACTGGCTTGACGGCGCGAAGCGCACCGAACGCTCTGTCACCCTGTACGCCCGTAACGATCTCCTCGCCGACATCGACGAGTTGGAAGCCAAGCTTCGGCAGGTTCAGGAAGTCCCTTTTGAGGACCGGAGCATGGGTGAGCCTGCACCGGGCAAGGACCTGCAAGACAAGATCGATGACCTGTACGTCGAGCTGGACCAGTCAAAAATGGTGTTCCGTGTCAGCTTCCTCGACGACGAGGAACTCGAAGCCGTCACCGAGAAGGTCAAGAAGGACATCAAAGAGGACATCGACAAGGCTGCCTCCGCTGCACGGGCCGAGGCCCGGGAGAAGTGCAAGCGTCTCGAAATCACGGCCGTGAACGATATCAACACCATGATCCGGACGATGGCCAATACCGCAGCTGACGAGGTCATCCGGAAGGAAGCTGACCTGCGCACCATCACGCAGGCCGTTGTGTCCCCGCAGCTCACGCTTGACAGGGCTCGCAAGCTGGCCAAGACCGTCGGCGAGGCACAGATGAATCTGCTCAAGCAGGCATACAGCCGGGCAGCTAGCGAAGCACCTCAGGTGGCAGTCCCAAAATCGTCGAAGCCCTCACCGAACGACGATGGAGCCATGTCCTCCTAGAAGCCCGAACCGCCCGCGCATGGAAAGTCCCGCAGACTGTCCTGCGCGGACGCAAGGATGACGGCACATGGACTGACCGGGACCGCATCATGGCTCTTGCGCTCACCGCCTACGAGGACGGCTTGTGTCCCGGCTGCGGGCTTCACCACTCAGTCACCCGCGGTGACCACAACGTTGGCCGGCACGAAGCTGATGACCAGGTGATCTGCCACGGCTGCGAAACGCTGGAAGGCAAGAGGGCAGACAAAACCCGGCAAGTGTTCCCCGGCCAAAAGATCACCATCCGCGAAGTGGACAGCTGGGGCTAGCGGTTGTTGCCACGCTTTACATACCCAACGATGACCAGCAGCAGGCCAATAACGAGGGCGCCGAACAGCATCCCCGCGTTCCCTTGGCCTGCGCTGGCCGTCAAGGCAAAGAGAACAACCCCCAGCACAGCCAAGATGACACCGCCACGGATCCACATCGAACCGGGCTTGCTCACACTCTTCTGTTCGCTCATGCCCCTGATCTAACCACAACTAAATACTGCCCCTGGAGGTTACCGTGGCCGAGCGTAGCGTCGTTGTCCGCGTCAAGGCCGAAATAGCCGACTTCCGTAAGCAGATGCAGGAAGCATCAAAGGCCACGCAGGACGTCGCCGACAAGGCCCAGGACACCGCTAAGCGGTCGGGCACAGCTCTCGGCCAGATGGTGCAGTCCGCATCCCGCCACGAGGAAGCCTGGCGCTCCACCGGCAACACCCTATTGGGCGTCGGCGCTGCTATCTCCTTGGGCGTTGGCATGGCCATCAAGTCCTACATGGCCTTCGACAAATCCATGTCTGAGGTCCGCGCCGCGACACATGCCTCCGCGGCGGATATGGAGCTGCTTCGAACCGCCGCAATCAAGGCTGGCGCTGACACGTCCTTCTCAGCCAAAGAAGCCGCTGACGGCATCTCAGAACTGGCGAAGGCCGGAGTTTCTACAAAGGACATCCTGGCCGGTGGCCTGACAGGGGCCCTTTCGCTCGCGGCCGCAGGTTCCATGGAAGTTGCTGACGCCGCCGAGCTGGCCGCAACGGCCATGAAGCAGTTCAAGCTTCGCGGCGACCAGCTCCCTCACGTTGCCGACCTCCTCGCCGCGGGAGCTGGCAAGGCGCAGGGGTCCGTGGAGGACATGGGCAACGCTCTCAAACAGGGTGGCCTGATCGCAGCGCAGACTGGCCTGACCATCGAGGAAACCACCGGTGGCCTTGCAGCCTTCGCCGCGTCCGGCCTGCTGGGCTCGGACGCCGGTACCAGCTTCAAGACCATGCTTCAGGCACTTACGCCGAACTCGGCAGCCGCAGCCACCCAAATGGCTGAACTCGGTATCTCGGCATACGACGCCCAAGGCAATTTCGTTGGCCTGTCCCAGTTCGCCGGTAACCTCCGAGACTCCATGAAGGACCTCACACCGGAGGCCCGCTCGGCAGCGATGGAAGTAATCTTCGGCTCGGACGCTGTCCGGGCCGCGAATGTCCTCTACGAAGAGGGCGCCGATGGTATCGCTAAGTGGACGAAGGAAGTCAACGAGGCCGGCTTCGCGGCCGTCACCGCTGCCATCAAACAGGACAACCTCGCAGGTGACCTTGAGAAGGTAGGCGGCAGCCTCGATTCCGTTTTCCTGAAATCAGGATCTGGAGCGAACGAAGTTCTGCGTGACCTCGCCCAGGGCGCTGACAAGCTGATTGACTCCATTGGTCAGATCCCTGGGCCGGTCCTGCAGGCAACACTTGGAGTGGCTGCGTTCGCCGGTGGCGGTGCTTTGCTGGCAGGGACGTTCCTTACCCTGTTCCCGCGGTTCATTGAAGCTAAACGGCACCTCAACGAACTGGCCATCTCTTCACCTAAGGCAGCCACCGGGCTAGCGAAAGTTGGTAAGGCGGCAGCTATCGCAGGTGCGGCTTTGGCCGCACTGCAGGTGGCCGGAACATTGGCGAACGGCGCAGCTGGCGCCGGACCGTCTTTCGAGCAGATGGCCAACCAGATCCTCAAAGCCTCCAAGGCGGGGGACCAGTTCGGGGCAACGTTCGATAAGGACTTCCTCACCAACGTCGGAGACATCGGCAGCCTCAAGGACCTGTTCAAAGCCTCTGACCAGGACGACTTCGCTGGCTTCCTGAACAACACTGCCAAGGCAATCACGGGCTACGAATCCACAGTGCACCGGGCGACCAATGCACTAGGCCAAGCTGACCAGGTGTTGTCGTCCATGGCCAAGGCAGGCAATACTGCCGCCGCTGCGGACAACTTCAAGCAGTTCGCGAAGGCATCAGAAGAGGCTGGCCTCTCGCAGCAGAAACTGTTCGAACGTTTCCCCTCCTACCGGGACTCGCTCCTCGAGCAAGCCCGAGCTGTTGGGGTGAACCTAGACCAGCAGGAGTTGTACGACTTCGCAATGGGCAAGGTCCCGCCGCGACTGGCATCAGCTCAGGCTTCCCAAGAGGGACAGGCCAAAGCAGCTGAGTTCCAGGCGAAGGCCACGGAGGAAGCCACCAAGCGGCTCGCTGACATGGGCATCTCTGCTGACGGCGTTGTGGTGTCACTGTCGAAGCTACTGGACTCCATGTTCCAGGCCGGCCTCGCAACACTCTCGGCACGTGACGCGGAGTCTGCGTATCAGGCAGCCCTGGACGGGCTCAAGGTCCAGATCGATCAAGTCAATGCTTCCCAGACTGCCAGCAACCAAGTACTCGACGCGGCGACTGGCAGTTTTGATCTGACTTCCGAGGCTGGCCGTGGGGCCAGTGCAGTGTTCGGTGACTTGGCCCAGAAGGCCATCAGCACCACCACTGCAATGGCCAACAATGGGGCAACGCAGGGTGAGCTGCAAAGCAAACTCGGCAGCACCTACCAGTCGCTGTATGACACGGCACGGGCATTCGGTGCATCGGAAGAGAAGGCTGATGATCTCGCGCGATCGGCCCTGAACATTCCGAAGAACGTGCCCATTGAGACGGCGGTCCAGAACTACGCCGACACCATGGCGAAGCTCAATGGTGTTCAGCAAAAGATGGAGCAGCTCAACGGCAAGACGTCGAACTTGTACGTCAACACCATCGAGACGATCCAACGGAACAGCGAGTCTGACAACGGGGCACGGGCAGGCAGTGTTGCCCGGTTCGCCGGTGGCATCGTCGGGTTCGCCGGCGGCGGTAAGGTCCCTGGCGTGCCGCCGCGAAACCCTCGTCTGGACAACATTTGGGCGCGTACTCAGCACGGCACCAACTATGGGATCCGGTCTGGTGAGTGGATCATCAACGAACCTCAGTCCAAGAAGAATGACCACTGGCTCCGCGCCGTAAACAACGGCCTCAACCTCGACGACGTACTGGCCTACCAGGCACCGTCGAAGTCCTTGGCTGGCGGTTACGGATCCAGCATGGGCTATGGCGGTTACCAAGAGACACCGGCAGCTGCCTTTGGCGGCGTGAATGTCGCAGCTCCAAACGTGCGCGTGTTCATCGGCAACGAGCAGATTGATGCACGTATCGAAGTCGTGGCCAGCGGAGTCCTTGAGGCAGCCGATACCAACTCCCAGTACATGCGAAAAGGAAGAGGGTAACCCATGGTTGCTGTCACTGCTGAGGAGCTCACGCCGGACCCAGCACCCAAGGCCGGCGTCACCATCACCGGCCTTGGCGTGGGTACATCCATCGTCAACGTGTGGCGCACCGCGGATGGGCGACGTAAGCCCGTCCGCGGTGCCCGCCGGATCCTCATGAACGACGCTTCGTTCGTCACAGACTGGGATGTTCCCACCAACCGGCGAGTCAGCTACGAGGTGGAGGTGCTGTCCGGGCCCAACGGTCCGGCCCGCGCCAACGCTGAAGCTGTCACCGTCCAGTCCGACTGCTCCTGGCTCATGGACCCGTTCGTCCCGCAGACAGCTATTCCCGTCTTTGGGCTGCGCAGGAACAAGGGCGACATCTACCTCCGCAGCCAGGCGCTAGCCGCACTGGAGTACGGGGCGGATATCTCCATGTTCAACGTCATGGGTTCGAAGGAACCGATGGCGCTCTTTGGTGAACGGATGGCCGAGCGGGGCTTGGACCTTTCCATGGGCACCCGATCAGCCGAAGAGAACACCAAACTCAAGGCGCTGCTGAATTCAACCTCCGGGTTCCTGTTCCGTCCCGGCCCTGAACTGGAGGGACTGGATCTCGACGGTTCCATGTTCATCGCCATCCCCGCGCCTGTGCAGCTCCCCGTCGATGTTGGCTACGGCGGAGAGATGACGTGGTGGGACCTCAAGGCGGACACCGTCATGGCACCGACCATCAAGGTACTCACCGCCACCTTCACCTACGGCGACGTGCAGATGCTCTTCACCACCTACGGGCAGAAGCAAGACGCAATGGCCGGCAGAACCTATCTGGATGACCTAAAGAACCCGCTTGGCTAAGGAGGCCCTCCCGTGCGTCTGATCGATCAGAACACCTTGGACGCGCTGGACGGTTCCCGGCTCGCTGACACCCTCACAGTGTGGGCATGGCGGGGCAGCAACCTCGTCCTCCCTGACCCGCTGCAAGTCAAGGGCTGGTCATTCGAGGAAGAAGCCGGTGACAACGTAAAGATCGGCCAACGAGCTACGTTCGTCGTCGCGGACCCTGACGGAACTCTCGGTGCCTGGAAGTTCGACGACCCTCTAGGCGTCGGCGGAACCAAGCTGCAGATCATCTACAACGTAGGCGGTGCCGGGGCAGTCAACTACGCATGGCTGCGTATCACCGGCAACACCCCCACGGAGTACCGGGAATCACGCGTCATTGACGAGTACGGCTACATCGAGCCTGACGGTTCCCTGCCGATGCACAAGCGCCGCGTATGGATCACCCGGGCCGCCGTGGCACTGACTGCCGTGGACCTCACTGACTATGTGGACCGTGACCGGTTCGAAGCCCCGCAGTCACCCGGCTCCGGCGCCACCGTGGTTTCGGAGTTCAAGCGGCTCACCGCCGACTACTTCCCCACAGTGGTTGATGCGGGAGTTACGGACATCGGAGTATCCCGACAGCTTGTGTACGAACGGGAACGCCTCGAATCCTGCCAAGACCTGCTCAGCCGGATCTCCGCACGGTACCGGATGGGCGGCGACGGAGAAGCCCACATTTATAGCACCAGAGGTTCGGCGAGCTGGCGGGTCGAACCGGGCAACGGCCTGGTGAACGTCGGCCGCGGCCAGGGCATCGACGGCCTCTACAATCGCTGGGTTGTTGAGGGCAAGGAAGGCGTGACGGGTAACCCCATCACCAGTGCAGTGCAGCTGAGCATCGGCGCGCTGAAATATGGCGGGGACCATGGGCGCGCACCTTACTTTTACAAGTCCGAGATGATCACCACCCCCACGCAGGCGGTCAACTACGCGGCCACGTTACGGGATGAGTTCCTGGGCAATCTTGCTGTTGAGCTCACGGTGGAGACAACACCGAGGCCGGAACGGCAGGCAGGCGACAAGATCGAAGTTGGCTGCCCTGTCGCTGCCGGCCACGTCGCTTATCTTCCCGGGGTCATCACCTCGATAAGCCGCAGCGGGGATCCGATCCCCAGGGATACGACGATGAAAGTCCGCTGCTCTTACAGCGACGTCGTCAATGCCCTCACCCGAACCCAATGGGCTGAACACCTCACATCCGAAATGCCCGAACTCACCTGGGATCTGATGCCCGGTTCCTGGGGCCAACTCCCGGAACGTATCTGGACCGACCTATAAGGAGGCCTCCGTGGTTTCACTGCCTAAAACAATGGCGGCCATTCCCCCGGGAAGCACCACCCGTGAATTCGGGAAAGCCTACTGGGACGGCAGTGAATGGTGGGCAGTCGTCCGCGGGAGCCCGATCATGGCCCGCTGGCTTGACCCGATCCAGCCACTCCAGGGCGGCAACATCGTGGTTGACTTCACCACTGACGGCAAGGGCCTTTCCGAAGCTCTCGTCATCGGCGGCTACACGGACCAGCCGAGGCCATCAACCGGAACCGCGCAAGAGGTCATCCCCGCCGGCACTTCCACGCAGATCGTGTTTATCGGCGAGGACGGTGTCACCTACACAACGGACCGTTTCATCGGCTCCTACTCACCAGGTGACCCGATCTACCTGACATGGGACGGCGCCCAGCCAACCATCATCGGCAAGATCCAAGTCTTTGTTCCACCACCTCCCGCACCACCACCGCCGCCACCCCCACCCGTCATCACAACCGGCTCGGAAGCACTGCTCGTCACTGCGTCGGACACATGGGGTGTCGGAGGTTGGGGACGTTGGGCCAAGTCCATAGGCGGCGGTGAGTTCGTTTACTCAGGTTTCTGGGCTGGCCAAACGCTGACCGGATCTTGGTTCTACGGGGCACCTCGGCCAGCGCTGCAAGGCAAGAGCATTCCCCGTATCCAGTTCCGAGTCCCTGCCCGGGAAACCTCCGCAGGCAACTACAACGCGCCGGCCACAATCCACCTCTATGCGCACACCTCCAGCGCTCGCCCAGACGGTGACGTCGCCCGGGTTGTGGGGCCGTACGACGTCGTCGTTGACCCTGGTTTCCAAGGCGGATACGTGGACCTGCCATTGGCTTTTGCTCCGACGCTCGTAGCCGGCGGGGGAATCAGTATCGCCGGTAATCCCTATGTCGGATTCCAGTCCCGCCTCATAGATCCTCTCGCAGGGAAACTACTCATTGATTGGAGCGCCTAAGGTGCAGACACTCGACAACGGCATTGAAGTGCCCACCAACTCGGATGAGTACAACCTCACCGAAGATCAAGCCAACGCTTTCAAGAAGGTGCCAGGTGCCACCCTGGTCACGGGGGAGGCGCAGCGTAACGGACTTGAGAAGTGGAACGGCCGCAGTGTTCAACGGCTGGACCTTCCAGGCCAGCCTGTAGATATTTGGGACGAGAGTGCGGGCGTTTGGTTGCCAAAAGCCCCGCTGGCGCTCTCCTTCACTTCCACCTACAGGCACGTCGGCTCCTACTTTGGCGAGCCAGTCAAAGCTGGCGGAGTCTCAAGGTCAGGCCGAAGGGTCAGCGCTCAAGGCGGCCTCGCCAACAACATCACCGTCAACTATGACGCCCTCAATCCTGCAGACCCGAACACGGAATACGTCCTGGCGTGGTTCGACCCCGAGTATGCGCCGAAGGTTTCGTCAGAGTTGTTCACGCTGCTGGTCAACGCCTACACCTGCAACGTACGCGTGACTCCAGCTGGGCAAATCAAAATCAGCTTCCTCGTCGCGGTCCCACCGAAGGGCGCAGGAACGATGATCTTCAACCTCGGCGGATTGGCGTGGAACTCATGAGGACGGCGACCATGAAACGCACCCTCTATTCGGTCTGGCTCAAGGTCCAAGAGCCACGTGCACTGTCTGTGATCTACTTTTTCGCCTACTTGGCCATTGGCTTACTAGGCCTATTCGTTGCTACCGATCCGCCAAGGAACGTCCAATCCAGCTTGGGAACAGGGCTGCTTACGTTTTGGGGCGGGCTGCTGCTGACTGGTGGTGCGCTCGGATCGTTCTCTGTTCTGCCCGGTATTTGGTGGCTTGAACGGGCAGCGACCCTTATGTGCATGACAGCCATAGGGATCTACGGAGTGACAATGGCGACGGCTCCCATCACGCAGCTCAGCCTCCGAATGGCCACCCTCTGCTTTATCACTTTCTCAATCCTCGCCTTCGCCGCTCGTCTCGTGAAAATTCGGCAATACGCCTACGACCCAGAAAAGTAGGCGCGTCATGGACACAACTCAACTGCTCGTGACCCTTGTTGGGGCGGGTGGCGGAGGTGCTGCGTTGTTGGCACTCATCAACGGCCTCATCAAGTACTTCAGTGGTTCTGCCGGCCGCGAGCGGATCCGTAACACCACGCTGAAGGACCAGCGGAACGAAGCGTGGGCTGACGCGGAGAAGGAACGGGCCCGCGCCGACCGTGAGCAAGCGCGCGCTGACCGTGAAGCCAGGAACCGTCGCCTCACTGAGGAATACGCCTCTCAGCTCCGCCGTGACTGCACGGAACACGGAATGACTCAACAGGAACTACGCCCGTGGCCGACGCTCGAAAGCCACCCCAGTAAGAACGGAGACACCTCATGAGCACTGGTTACATCTTGGTTGACAGCCCGAACCCGTACACGGCCCAGGGCACCTATCCTCGCCGGGGCGGTGCGCAGCTTTCCGGCACGTGCATCGTGCACACCTCGGAGGGCAATTGGCGCGGGGGAGTGGATGCCCTTACTAACCTCGTCCGGACCCGCGCTGATTACGGCTGCTACCACCGGGCCTGCGACTGGCAGGACATCGCGACCTACTACCCATGGGAGTGGGAGACGTGGCAGGACTCGGAGACCAACAACTGGGCCGCCGGGATCTCCGCAGCCTGCAAGACCACGGACTGGGGCAACATGCCAGCCGACGTCGAGGAAGGTTTCTACCGGAACCTCGCCCTCATGGCCGCCGACTTCATTAACTACATGGCGTCAAAGGAAATCCACGTTCCCCTGCGACGCATCACCGGCGCGCAGGCCCGCGCACGCGTACCCGGTTTCGCAGCTCACGGCGATTCCGGCATCTCCCGTTCCGACCCTGGCGTCAACTTCGACTGGGACCGGTTCTTCAAGTACACCGCCGATGTTCTGAACGGCGTTCTCTCACCCAACCCGTCCTATACCGAGGACGAGCAATTCTTCATCGACCTCGACATCCCACTCCCGTAAAGGAAAAAGATCATGAGCACACTCCCGGAAATGACCAACCTTCAGAAGCTCACCTTCATCCCCAAAGCCCTCGTAGAGGGCGGGGAGTCCATGAAGGACGGGCTGTCCATCGAACAGCAGATCGAGAAGGCGCCCGTTGACGCCCTCTGGAACAAGCAGATGGACTGGGGCACCTACAAGACCAGCGTCTACGACCAGATGGCATTCGACGCCCAGGCACTCGCGCGAGTCGAAGCCCGCCAAGTGGCGCAGCAGGAACTCCTGAATCAGGTAGTGACTGCCCTCAACAACGGCGTCCCGCTCGACGTCGACTACGACGAGATCGAACGGCGCATCACAGCCAACCTGCCCGTGTACGTTCCGCAGGCGCGCGAGGGTGACCAGGAAGAGGGCAACTAAGCCATGGCTGATCACGTCGCACTTTCCACCCAGGAGCGCAACCCGCGCTCCGCAGTCCTCCGTACCGTCCTCGTCGCCGCCGTGGCTCTCTTCCCGCTGCTCAACGCGGCGCTGAAGATCCTCGTCGAGGAGCTGGAGCCATACCGTGTGCACCTGCCGGAGTGGATGTTCATTGCACTCAACGTCGCCATCACGGTGGTTGTCGTGATCATTGGCGTCTGCACCCGCATCCTCGCCATCCCGGGAGTCAACGAGTGGCTGCGCAAGTACGTCCCGATCTTCGCACCCGAGGACAAGGCAAACCGCGACGTCATCCAGGGCGAAATCGTCAGCGACTCTGACGGCCCCGACCACCGCGCATAACTGAATAGGAGGCCCCTGTGGCTGTAGACACCACGCCCCTGGACTTCAAAGTCCCGGACGGCAATGACCCCGTCCGCAACGGCGACAACATCATCGGGCACAACGCCCAACGGGCACAGGACCTCCACGAGCACACGCTGACCCGCCTCGGCATGGCAGAAGCCATGATCAACGCCGGGGCGGGCGGCGTGGGCCTCTCCGAAGATCCGCTCCACCCGGGCCTGTACTACTTCGCCGGCCCATCCTTCACCATTGACCCGGACCACCCCGGCCTGTACCTGATTGGAGACTGACGAATGGGAAACCGACTCGTATCTGTGGGGGATGACTTCAACCTCCCGGACGAGGTAAACGTCATCGACGAGAACCTCCCCACACGTCTCCAGCCAACGGCACTGAATGCCACTTATGTCCCCAAGTGGAAGGCCAACACTGCGTACCTCGCTGGGGACGCTGTTGTGTCCCCAGCCGGTGACACGGTCACAGCGAAGGCAAACTTCACGTCCGGGGCGACATACAGTTCAACGAACTGGAATGCATCAACGAACGTGGCAGCGAAGCTCGACAAGACCGAAGCCGCAACCACCTATGCCACCAAAACCTATGTGGACAGTGCGGTCGGTTCCGGGGCCGGTGTGGCCAAGGTGGTGCAGGTGGGCGATTCGTTGACTCAGAACTGGGCGTCCTACATGCAGCCCCTCATCACTTCCCTCGGCCGGACCATCGATAACATCGGCATCGGAGGCCAAGGGACAGGCCAGATCGCAGCTCGCCAGGGCGGGTCACCTGCACTCCTGACCGTCACTGGTAACGCCATTCCGGCATCAGGGCCAGTCTCGGTAACGGCGTACAGCAAGAACCTTTTGCAGCGCCCGAGTGACGGAACTCAGACCATCGACGGCGTACTCGCCGGGGTTGCCGGAACGTTGAAGCTGGTTCAGGCAGGAACAACGTACACGTACACCTTCACGCGTAAGGATGCCGGGCTGGAGATGCCTTGCCCGCCAGCTTCGCCGTTCGCCGCAGGCTTCCCCTATCAGGACTCGTGGCCCATCATCTGGACCGGCCGAAACGACATCGGCGCAGGCGTGTTCCGCGTACCAAAAGCGGACATCATCGCGGACATGAAGAAGATGCTTGGCTGGTCGCGGCAGCCTGCGCGAGCGTTGGTCCTCTCCGTGCTTCCCCGCGCCGATCAGGACACCACCGGAACAGCGGCCCGAGCTATCCTGGACGAACTCAACGACGCTTTGCGGACAGAGTTCCCCGGTGCATGGTGGGATGTTGCGGCATTCCTCCGGACTGATACAGCATTCACGATTGCTGGCGTTACTAAGACCTCTCAGGACATCACGGACATCAGCAACGGGCTAACCCCCACGTCGTTCCGGAGCGACATTGTGCACCTCAACGCAACCGGCTACGCCCTGCTAAACAAAGTCCTGCCGCACGTGCTGAACGGCAGGGGATGGAACGTCGCCAGCCTGCCCGACCTCGGCGTACCACCAGTCACGCTGCACAGCAACGGTGTCACCGGAGCGGTACAGCGCTACGTTCTGTCTACCAACACTGCCGCCGTGGGCGCAGAAATTGTTTCGATCAAGGACCAGGCTGGGAACGTGGACCTCGCCCGCATGGGCGCGAACCCCTTCCCGCGCATCGCGCAGGTAGGCGATGATTTCACCGCCCAGTTTGTACCAGGCGCTGTTGGCGTTGGAACGGTGGGCGCGCTGGGCGCCAATCCGGCAAACCTTAATGCGCCATTCACGATGGCCATCGTCGTGCGGTCCCTCGCCAATGCGTTCAACATCTTCTCCGTGGACGGCTACCGGCTCCAGCGGGCAGCAAACGGAACGTGGTCCCTGAACGGTGGGCAGGCAGACCCGGCTGTAAGTGGCTTTGTCACCCTTCCGGCCACGGATGATTATGTGGTGCTGTTTGGCCTCTGCGACGGGACCAACTCACGTCTCGTTGTGAATGCCACCGTGTCAGCCAGCGCGGGAACGATCGTTGGCAAGGCGACAGCATACTCGGGCTTCACTAAGCTTGGCCCGCAGGTTGGCGGCATGGGTGGAACCATCGACGTAGCCGAGGCGAACGTCTGGCCCTTCATCCTGGACGCCACTCAGCGAGCTGCACACGTTGCGGCCATGAAGGCTCAGTATCAGATGATTGCCTAGAAAGCAGGTGGGGCGCGAATAGGTTCTACCCTATTCGCGCCCCTGACCAGCGTTCTTGCTTTTACTTGGCCGCTATCCCCGCTTGCTGCAACAGGCTGAGGTTCTTCTCGAAAAGCACTTTGTACCCAGCGTCATTTGGGTGCTTGCTGTCCGATGCGAGCAGTTCAGGTTTGCCCTGCAACGGTTGGCCGCTATCCAGATAGACGCCTCCCACGGCCGTGACAGACTCCTTCACGGCCGTGGCGATGGCCGGGATGCTAGCAGGAGCGGGATCATCATCCCAAAGCGGGCTGAAAGCTACGATCTTCGCATTCGGAAGCTCCTGACGGAGAGAGGCGTAGAAGCCCTTGATCGCGGTGACTTCATCCTCAGTCTCGATGGCGTAGTCATTGCGTCCACCGGAAACAATGACGACCTCGGGCCCGAACGTCTTAGCCTCAGCGATCATCTCTCCGTAGCTTGGGCAGGCCTCGCGGTTGCAGGCATCCTTGGCCTTCACTGGATCCTTGGTACCAGCCACGTAGCCAGTCCCGCCACGTGCAAAGTTCTGCAACTGCCATGCCTGGTTGCGGCCAAGCTGCTGCACCCAGCCGAGGTCCAGATTCGTAGCACCCGAGCCCGCCGAATAAGAGTCACCAATCGATGCCACCTTTACCGGGGCCGCTTTCGTCGGGAGAGGAGTTGCTGAGTAGTTAGCCACCTTCTCTGAGACTGGCGGCGGCGGTGTAGGGCGAAGAACCGCAAAACCGGCCACGCCGGCAGCCGCGATGCCCAGCACGGCTAGCCCAGCAATTACACCTACGCGAGCGTTACGCTGACGCTTCCGTGCCATCATTCCCCATCCCCAGATTATGCAAAGTCAAAGGCCATTCTACGGTGCCCGTTAGGGGCAAATAAGACCGGTATTGTCCTCCCTAACCCGCTTGGGTTAGGGAGGCTTTTCCCGTAGGCTGTGGGCATCCCACAAACGACGGCGGCCCCGCCAGTGCGCTAACACTGACAGGGCCTATGCCGCCATCCATAACCGCTAAGTCACATGGAGACAGCATGAGCAACACTACCCTCATTGGCGTACCCAAAGGCCGCATTACGACGCCCGCAGAACTGGCCGCCGCCGGATTCCTCGCCCGCTACTCAGGGCCAACACGCGAGACGTACCGCGTCAGCCTCAAAGTCCTCTGGGACTGGTGCGCCGAGATGGGCGTGGATGTCCTGGACGGAATGCGCCGGCCAGTCCTTGAACTCTTCGCCAGGCACTTGGAAGAGGACCGAGGCAACGCACCCGTCACCGTGGCCATGAGGCTCTCCATCGTCAAGGGCTTCTACTCCTTCGCGGAGATCGACGGCTACATTGAACGCTCACCGGCAGCTCACCTCCGGATCCCACGCGTATACAAGGACGAGTCAAAGACACTGGGACTGGACCGCATGGAACTCGGCAGCCTGATCCAGACCGCCAGGGCATCGCACGTCATGGACAACGCGCTGATAACCCTGATGGGCATGCTCGGCCTCCGGGTGTCCGAGGCCTGCAGCGTGAAGATTGAGGACTACCAGCAGATCGAGCGAGGCCACCGTGTGCTGCGCCTGATCGGCAAGGGCGGCAAGCCTGCCACTATCCCGCTCCCGGTGCCTGTCCTCCGTGCCTTGGACGCGGCAGCTGGTGACCGCACGTCAGGCCCGTTGCTCCTGCGGAGGAAGTCAGGGGAGCCGATGAACCGGAAGTCCGCAGCGCTGGCCGTCGAACGTCTCTGCAAGGCGGCTGGCATCACCAAGAAGATCAGCCCGCACTCGCTCCGGCACTCCTACGTGACAGCCTGCCTGGACGCTGGAGTACCGCTACGGGACGTGCAGGTGGCGGCCCGACATTCAGACCCTCGAATCACGGCGCGCTATGACCGCGCCCGGCATAATCACGACCGGCATGCCAATCACACGGTGGCTGCTTTCCTCGCTGGCGCGGCCTAA